TTTCAAGCCGCTAGGATCAATCATGATGCCTTTGGGTGGTGATAGTAAGACTCAGGATGGTATTAATGCGCACCTGTCAATTATTGACGAATATCATGCGCATGCGTCCGATGCTGTAAAGGAAAATTTAGAGTCGTCATCGGTCCAACGTCGTCAACCGTTAACCTGGCATATTACCACTGCAGGAACAAATATTGCGTCGGTGTGTAAAAATTATGAAGATAGCGTTATCGAAGTTTTAGAAGGTAGAAAAAAAGATGACCGTTTGTGGATTATGATTCATGATCTCGATGAAGGTGATGATTGGGAAGATCAAAGCGTATGGTATAAAGCAAATCCGTTGCTCGGTGATGGTTTAGATATCGAGGCGCTAATCGTAGAATATACCAAAGCTAAAAATCAGCCATCTAAAATTCCAAATTTCAAAACAAAGCATCTTAATATGTGGGTGGACGCACCGACAATTTGGATTCCGAATGAAATTTGGAAACGCAACAAAGTTGATAAAATTCCGTTGGAAAAATTTACGCAATTCGGAAGCTATTTTTCACTAGATTTATCAACCACAACAGATTTATCGTTTTTTGGTGGATTGAGTGAGCCAGACGAAAATGGATTCAGATACGTTCAAACATTTTTCTTCTGTCCGGAAGATACGATTGAAAGAAGAAGCAAAGAGGACCGTGTTCCGTATAGATATTGGCGTGATGCTGGTTTGCTCATAGCTACACCAGGTGAGGTGATAGATTATGCGATAATTGAAGATACAATTATCCAAAATTTTCCTAAATTTAATGTCAAAAGATGTGAGGTTGATAGGTGGAATGCAACTGCGATTGTTAATAATCTCATGGAGCAAAATATTAATATCAGCTATTTTAGCCAGGCAATTTCTAACATGAGTTCGCCTACAAAAATGTTCGAAAAATTGGTATATGAGGGTAAAATTTTGCATGATGGAAACCCAATTTTAGAATGGATGCTCAGTGGTTGCGTGGTGATTGCTGATGCAAACGAAAATATAAAAATTCATAAAGGAAATTCTAACAAACACGGAAAACGTGTCGATGGTATTATCGGACTGATCATGGCTTTGGGCGGCAGCATGAGTGCTCCGGAAAAAACATCAAAATATAGTAAGGCGCTAGATCCGAACGACATTTACATTTAAACTAAAAAAAACTAATAATATATGAACCATGATATTCAAAAGAAACTAGCGCAAGAAGCAGAATTGCAACAAATGCAACAAAAAGTAGACAGAATGCGTGAGCTTGTGTCTTTAAACGGATTTAGTAAGGCGTATTTCGCATTACTGAAAAACTCTAAAACCGATGTAGAAGCATTTAACACCTTAAATGAAGAATACCATGAGCTTTTCGGCCAGTATCGTTATAGCTCCTGGGATGCCTTCCGAAATAGTATGAAACACCACAACAAAAAATAAAATGAAAGAACTAAAAATTATATTTGCAATTATCATCGTTTTTATAATTGCTTTTGCTACATCGGCGCTCTTAGATATTGCTTTTGTAGCTCGAAATTGGATGCGTTATGCGCTGGTAATTTTAATAATTCTCCTGGAATTATATATTGGGTTTATGTATGTGAAAAGCGAGGTTTCAAAAATTAAAAGCGAATAGTTTTTTAAAATAGGTCAAAACAAAAAACCGTGCAGATTTATTCTTCACGGTTTTTTCCTTTTTACAAACGGATAATTTTTCCGTAATCAAAACACACTGCCATTGTAGTTTTACCCAAAATTAAAGGTAAAAATATGTCTTTATCGGCAGCATTTCAAATGACTTTCGCAAGACGCGCAGCACAGGGTAAGCCTGTGAATACTTTAGGTGCGTCTATGTTTGGGGGAATTTCGCTTAGTGGTACAACAGCTAACGATAAAACTGCATTTGGAGTTTCTGCTTTTTATAATGGTGTGGATCAGTTAAGTAATGATATTGCTAAACTTCCAAAATCAGTAAAACGTAAGAATGGTAAAAACCGTGAAGATTATTCAGATCACCCGGTTAATTACTTGATATCAAATGAGCCAAATAGCATGATGACAGCTTTCGATTTCTGGAAGTTGGTTGTTGTGCTTACGATTATAAAGGGAAATGCCTTTTGCGAAATAATTAAAAACAAAGCTACTGGCAGAACAGAATCTTTTATTCACCTAGATAATGCAGACGTTAAGGTATTTGAGTTAGATAATAAATTGTACTATAACTACAAGGGTAGAACTATTTTATCGGAAGATATGTTGCATTATAAAGCATTTTCTTTCGATGGTAAAATTGGTGTTTCTGTTATTGCTTTTGCGGCAAAACAATTAGGAGTTATTATTGATTCTCAAAACTATCAGCAAGATTTATTTAAAGATAAAGGTGTTGGATATGGTGTGATAGAAAGTGATTTAGATGTAACGAAGGAAAATAAGAAAGCTATTGAGGATGGTTTTGCTTCTAAGATGTCTACTCAAAACAAATTTAAAGTCCCTATGCTTGATAGTGGAATGAAATATAAAAGCATAACAATCACGCCTGCTGAAGCTCAGTTTTTAGAAACTAATAAATATGGTGTGTTGGAAGTATGCCGATGGTTAAATATCGCGCCGCATAAATTAAAATCATTAGAGAATGCTAGTTTTTCTAATATTCAGCATCAAGGAATTGAACATGTTCAAGATTCATTGCTTCCTTGGATTATGAGATTGGAGCAGGAAACTGCCAGAAAGGTATTTACTGATGAAGAAAAATTAAGTTGCTACATCAAGTTTAATGAAAAGATGCTTTTGCGTGGCGATATGGAAGCGCGTAAGAATTTTTACACTGCGCTAGTATACTCTGGAGTTATGACGCGAAATGAAGCTCGCGCTTTTGAAGATATGAATCCTATCGATGGATTAGATGAAGTGCTACAGCCAGTAAACATGCAGGCATTGTCTATGGCTAACGAATTATTGCAACAACAAATTAATGAGAAAGAAAATGGAAGCAACAGCAATTGAAAATAAGTGTGTTATCCGTGAAGCGGTACTTCGCGCAATAACTGATGACCAAAAGAAAAACCGCGAAGCGGAATTCGTTATTTCTACTGAAGCGGTTGATACTTACGGAACCGTTTTCAAAGCTTCCGGTTGGGATTTAACACGCTATGCAAAAAACCCTATTGTGGCTTACGGTCATCGGACCTGGAGTGATAATCCGGATATGATTATTGGTACATCTGAAGTGCGAATTGAAAACGACCAGTTAATAGGTAAAGTTCGTTTCGAATCTGAAGATGTAAATCCAACCGCAGAAACCATTTGGAAAAAAGTACAAGCCGGAACGCTTCGCATGGCTTCTGTAGGTGCTAATGTTATGGAGTGGCGTTGGGGTGATGAATCTGTGGGTGAAGATAAAAACACAATCTACTTCATTCGAACTGAATTGCTAGAATGGTCCATTGTTCCAATTGGTTCTAATCCTGATGCAATGGTTCGAGAGCGTCAAACAATAGATGAAATTCGTGCCGAAATGGCAAAAAATATACCGGTTACTGAAGAAGAAGTAGTACCGGAAACAAGAAAGCTTTCCGTTCGTAAAGCCAAATTAATGTTAAATCAAAATCGTTTTTAAAATGAAAAAAAGTGATCAATTAAAGCAAACGCGAGCTGGAAAAGTAGAAGCTCAATCTGCGTTAATTACAGCAGCCGAAACGGCTAACCGTGATTTTACTCCTGATGAGCAAAGTCAATTTGATGCCTTGGATAATGAGATTAGAAGTCTTGATACCAGTATATCAAATGAATTGAGAAAAGAAGAAGCGCAATTGCGTGCTCTTAATTTAGAAAACAGAGATTCGTTGATTCCGAATCCTGATGTTGAGAAACCAAAAGCAAAAAGAAGTTTTTCTTTAAATGCTGCAATTCGTGCATTGGTAAATGGCACTGCATTAGATGGTCCGGAATTAGAAGCAAATCAAAGAGGTGTTGAAGCAGCGCGTTCTGCAGGAATTGGCCTTTCTCCTTCTTCTTTTACTGTTCCATTATTAGACAATCGTGCTGCAGGGCAAACAGTAACTGAAGATTCAGGTGCTTTTGGTGGTAACACTGTTGCTACAGATGTAAGAGGTCCGATCGATTTCTTACGACCAACGCCAGTTGTTGAAAGTCTTGGTGCTGTATTCTTGACTGGATTACAAGGAAACGTTCAATTCCCTAAAAACAATGGTGGCGTAAGCGCAACATGGGAAGGTGAAGTTGATACTGTTGATGCTACTAAAACGGCTTGGGGTAAAATCGAAATGAAGCCGAGAAGATTAGCGGTTACTGTTTTGATTTCATTACAGAATTTAATGCAATCTACTTTCGATATGGAATTATACACCATGAACGAAATTAGAAAAGCGATTGAAAACGAAATCGACAAAGATGCTTTAACTGCAGTTTTAGATGATGCTGGTGTAAATACAATTGCAATAGGAACTAACGGTGGTCCGTTGACTTTTCCGGTGGCTGTTTCTATGGAAACTGAGGTTTATGTAGATAACGCTAATGGAGCAAGAATGAACTATGTTTCTAACTCTAAAGTTCGTGGAAAGGCGAAAACTACAGTTTTAGAAAGTGGTCAAGCTACTTACTTGTTGCAAAACAATGAAATCAATGGTTATCCATTTGTAAACTCTAATCATATTCCTTCTACGCTTACTAAAGGAACTACCAGTCAAACTGCTTCGGCAATGATATTTGGTGACTTTTCAAAATTGGTTGTTGGTCAATGGGGATTCATGGATATTTCTGTAGATGACAAATCTCAGAAAAAAGCGGGTTATATCGAAATCACTGCAAATGTGTATTTAGACACTGCTGTTCTAGAGCCAAAAGCGTTCACAGTATGTAAAGATATTACTACCGCTTAATCATGAAAACAAAAAAAGAAACTACAGCGCCTGAAGCAGGTGCTGTAGTTAATTCAGATGAAATTGTAGTAGAAAATGTTTATGTTGTTGGTGAGAATGGTTTAGTAAAAGTTAGATTTTTACTGTCTCCAACAAGAAAGTTTTCTCTAGGTTACAGCGCTGGCGAAGAAGGTGAGTTCGAAGAAAAACAAGCCAACGAATTGGTAGAAGCAAAGTATGCTGAATTTGTAAAATAAAAGTTATGTTAACAAATACTCAATTTACACCCGGAACACTAGCAGTATTGACTTTGGCGCAAGCTAAAAAGCAACTTCGTATTGACACCGCTTTTACTGATGAAGATGATTTAATTCAATCATACATTGATGCGGCTATAGTTAACTGCGAAAACTTTATCGGCGGTCACATAATTCCAGGGGGACTGGTTTTGAC